CGACCCACCACGCTTGCTGCGTTTGTAGTGGACAAATTTGTAACCACAATAGTAAGAACATCAGGACCATCAGGATAAATACCATCGTTAGTTGTCGTAGTTCCTCCACCAAGAATGGAGTTACCAAGGTCACGAACAAGAGACAAGTCAACGCTGTTAGTTGCATTAACAAAGAATCCACCAGTAACTTCTCCACCGCTAATTGTAGTATTACCACCAAAATTACCGACGGAAGCATAGTCAGCAATTTGTGCAAGACTAGAAGTAGCCGTTGTTGTGATTAACCCCCAAGTTGTAGAAGAACTAGGTGTACCATTTAGGACAGCAGTTACAAGAAGATTACCAGATGTTCCCTGAAGAGCAATATCCAGAGCACGAAGAACAAGCTGCATACGGTTAACTAGGTCACGTTGACCAAACGGAGCAGCCTTACCGTTATCAACTGATGGGGCAACTCGAATGGAGAACAAAGCCTTTTGATTAGCACCAGAAAAGTTTAGGGTATCTCCGCTAACAAAGTTAGTTGTAGAGTTTGCGCTAACTTGAATAGATGTTGGGCTAGTAACTTTAGTTACTACAGTTCCTGCTGGGAGTGCTCCAGTACCTGTTACTGATACACCCATACCTACTACAACGTTTGAGTTAGAACCAATAGTAATATTAGTGCTATTTCCCGTAATTGCGCCCGATGTAGTAGTTATAGCGCTAGTAGTAGTACCAGATCCAGCTGGAGCTAGCGTAGTAGTGGCTGTTTGACCATAGGTAAAGAGCAGCGATTTGTCATCGTCAAAACGGCCATCCATGATTACTGAGGTACCCCAGTGGCTAATAGTAGGTGCAAACGTTGGGAATGCATATTCTATTGCGATTGGTGCAGTAGCAGAGTAGGTAAATGATTGAGCAGTAATAGCGCCCATAGGGATAAATGTTACCGAGGTAGCAGCGACGCTTCCAGTAAGAGCTTGAGTGAGAGTTATAGTTTTAAAATCTGCGCTAATTGTAGCTACAAAAGTTCCATCTGGATAAACCGCGTTACCTGTGTTTGAAATGACTCGTTGACCAACTTGCACACCAGTAAACACGGCAGAGTTAGTGATAGTATTTGAGCCCACTGCAGTAGTCAAACCGCTAGCTACGGTTGCACCAGCCTGAGCACGAGTTAGACCAGTAAAACTATTTGTAGTTTTTCCTGTGTAGGTAATGTGCTCATAAGCAGACGCACCCTTAATAACCAAAGTTCCCGATGATGGAAATGTAGATGTATCCGATACTAAAATACTAGGGTCGTTAGCTCCCAGTGTAGCCAAAAGAGTAGTTTTAGGAGGAAGAGTAGACGACTCATAGCGTCCTGGCAAGTTACCTGAGCGCATGTATGCCTCAAAATTAACATTGTTATTCTGCATTTTGTGAACATAGGTTACATCACCGTCAGTTCCACGAAGTCCCCAACGAATAAACCCAGCGCCATACCAAGAGAAGTCAATGTAAAACATTTGCATTCTACTGAGGTCTAGCTTGTAGCCTGAAGGACCAGTTCCATCCATTACATCCAAGTTCCAAGCTGACTGCGGTACTCGAACATCAGTAGTCTTAGACATAACTGCGGCAATTACGTTATCCGCACCTCGGTAAGCTGGAGAAATCGTAAGACTTGTGTCTGATGCAATTGCATCTACACGGTAGGACTGCCCACGAATAACTACAAAATCTCCAGGAGTTAGCTGCTCAGAGAACGAAGTAGTAAAGCCAGTTGCCTGTGTAACTGTAGCAGAACCTGCATCTACCTTTACACGACCAGAAACTTGGTAAGTAGAACTTCGACGAACTGCATAAAGTTGCTGACCATCAAACTCAAAAAACAGACCGTTTTGCTGGTCAAAAATTCCAAGGCGGTTTACAGCACCGTACCAGCTTGTTACTGAAGCATAGTAATTTCCAGAAGCTTTAACATCAGATGCTGGATATGTAGCAGGTTGATACGTAAAAGTATTGTATCCCGTAATTGAGTAAACTGTAACTAGACCATTAAAAAATGTTTCATTAGCACCCGAAATAAGGATTGTAGAACCAGGTTGAATGTTGTGCTGGTCTTTTGTAGTAACTGTTACAGTGTTTGCGGGGTTACTTCCAACAGCTGCCGAAGAAAATGAAAGGCCATCGAGTTGAAAGTTGGGCTTAAGAATAGTACCCGACGAAATTTGAATACCTTTACCTGATTGGTAACGGAAGTAACGGCGAGTTTGACGGGTTGTTGATTCATAGTTAGACATACCATTTGACGAAAAGATAACACCGCCGTCAAATGGTCGGTGAAGAACAGCTCCTTGAGGCCTAGTATAAACAAGACCGCCAGAAATTACTCCAGATGGAGCAACTGTAGAATAAAAGTAAAAAGTATCATTTTTTTCAACTTGAGCAACCACCCAAGTTCCGTTTGGAGCACCTGAAATTGTAGCAGCTGTTCCTGCAATCTGAATTTCGTTACCTATTGAAAGGCCGTGAGGAACAGAAGTAACTACCTTAATTTTATTACCCGAAAATGTGATTGTGGGGGTAGCACCAATTGCAGCATTTTTATAGTAGTTAGCAGTAGTTACTGAAGTTTTATAAGTATCAAAAATAGAACCAGTAACGGTAGCAGCTGCACGAGCTGTGTAAGTAAAACTTGTGCCTGAAATAATGCTTCCAGCGTCAATTGCAAAAACACCATTAGCAATTGGCTTAAGGGCGTCGTTAACTACAATTGGCTGACCATTAGAAAGACCAGAAGTGGGGTTGATAGAAACTGTTACTGTACGTGAGCCAGCAGTCATTTGAATGTCAGTAATACCCGCAAGAGTTGTAGCCGAGGCGTACGCGTAAGGTCGCAAGTTTGTGGTAGAAAGGTTTTCCCATTTAGATACTTGAGTACCGTACTCAAAGTCGGTATCAATAAGAGCTTGCGGAGCCGAAGTACGTAGCTTATTGGTAGGGTCCAACTGCTGATTATTAATGGTCATTCTACATTCCTAAAGTCGAGCTAAATGAAAACCTGGTTTCATTGTAAAGGACAATCGTATAAAAGGGAGGTTCAACTAAATTGATACGTATACGTATTTATAATTGTCCTTTTTTAGTATACTAATATTTTGTCCGTGTTGCCTGCTAACCAATAAGTAAAGCCCCCAGTCACCTCTACTGGGGGCTTTACTCTCGTACCTTGTCGGGTGTTTTTAGTTCCTACCTGCTAACCAGGTAAGTCTTTATTGTGTCACCTGCGGAGTGGTAAACACTTGTCCTCGGAAATACGTAGTGATATTAGCTGGGTTTGAGATAGAAGTGCCTTGAATATCCCAGAAAGTTCTTAACGGCAAGTTAGCCGTAGTAGTAGCAGGCAGGCTTATACTAAGGGTTTTAGCTACAGCGCTTACGGTCGCAGTTGTAAAGGTAGCCCATAGTGTAGGCGAGCCAGGGTACGCACGAATTTGCGCAGCAAAAGTAGTATCAGCAAAGTTTACTGAGCTAGGCAACGTAATTGTCTGCGAAAAACTATCTCCCTGATACATAGTCAAATCTAAAATAGTAGCGCTAGATGCAATAGGCGTCCTACCATTAAGGTCATTCTGCATGTATACACGCTCTGGACTTGATGAGTCATCAACCTCTTGTGGTACGTAAATAGGAACAAGCTTGTTAGTTGTGCGGCTCACTCGACGTAGAGTTCCAATTTCAATTCGCCATAGTCCAATATTAAGAGCAGAACAAATACTTTTATACTGATCCATTCGCTGAGTAATAACTGCGCTAAGCTGTCTAAAACGCTCTGAGCGAGGAATGGTTACGCCATCAGAGGCTTGAATATCAATATCGTAAGATGCATCCGTAGCTAAGGCAAATAGGGCCTCTACGGTAGCCAAAATGGTCAAAGGATAAACTTCAAGTTCAGGTAGCGTACTAATGGTAATAGGGCTACCAAAAGCATCTGTGCGGTTTTGAGTGTGCTGCAGCAGCGCAATGTTTACAAAATTTGTAATTTCACTGTCCGAAAAGTAACGCCATACATTTCCTGAAACTGTGAGAGTGTGTCCGCTAGCAGGTGCGGTAGTTGTGTGAACAACGCCGTACACAGTTTCTACTGTGTAGCCAGCGGGGTTAGTTAAGGTAGTGGAGTTATCTTTGACGAGCAATGTTGCGTCATCCACAGGCTTATAGCCAAGAGTAAAAGTAGTTGTGGTGCCATCACAGGCAAACGTTTTTGTAAACTGTTTGGCTTGGTCGTTAAGTTCAGTACGAACCTTAGATATAAGGTCTGAGAGAACTGCCATAATTAATCCAACCTAACAAACGCGTCACTACTATAGTGACGCATAATACATAAAAAGTCTTGATAAAACGAAACAGCGGGCATTAAGCCCGCTGCCTCATTGAAAATTGTGCCTAGTATCGCGCGGATACGTAGCCCTTCTCTTCGAGGTGAGCAGCCACGTCGGGAGTCACTTCGTATTTCTGTCCAGCTTTAAAGCTGTAGTAGTTTCCAGCGCCAAATGTCATAGCCTCAATGTTATCCGATACACGGATAGTCACTGTTGCTTTTGAGTCATCGCTCTTGGTAACTGCGTCAAGGACAACTGGCTCAGCCTTCATAGGCTTAGTAGCATCAATGACTTCGGTTTCTACCCTAATAGCAGCTTCGGCTGTAGCCATAGCAAGCTCATTCTGGCGGGCAGCTTGGTCTTCAAGCTGCTGTGCGACCTGTGCGTCGCGCTGACGACCTGTGAAGTCAGCTGGTTTTTTCTGTGTTGCCACGGGATATTCTCCTAATTAGTGTCTCGGTAATGCAAGGGTAATGCGAGGTGAAAGATGGGGGGCCATTTCTGACCCCCCATCAATCGGGGTGAAACTAGTTGGTTGAAGCTACGATTACAGCCTGGTCAGTGATTAGACCAAGACCGAAGATCGAGTACCAAGCAAGGGCGTGCTCACGACCGAAGTCTAGAATACCACCATCGCGGAGCTCAACTGGAAGCGAGATAGCGTGACCAAATGCGTTGTCACCAATGAAAATGGCGTCATAGCGGTCAGCTGTACCGTTACCTGTGAACTCGTCTGGGCTAATGTAGCCACCACCAGCAGCAGGGGTAGGGTTAGAGACTGCTGTGTCAGTAGTCCAACCAGCACCAGCACCTCCACCAACCTTACGAACCTGTGTGGTCTCGATGAATACGGTGTCGTATAGACGGCCGATTTCACCAAGCATGAAGTTACCTGGAGCAGCGTACTTAGTTACTTCGATGAACTCAGCAGTGTCGCGTAGACGGCGGCTCTGGTGAGGGTGAACAAAAGCAACATAGGTCTCACCCAAGCGTGGAATGTTCTTGGTCGAGAGGCTCTCAACAGCATCCTTAACGGTACGAGGAGTCAGGTGGAAGTTACCTGTCATCGAAGCGTTGCTGGTTCCGTTGGTGCCGTAACCGTACTGGTTGAAGTTACCTGTACCGTTAGTGATAGCGGTCATGTTGGTACGGTCTTCACCATAAATCTTAGAGGTGGCACCGTATAGGGTGTCGCGGCTAAGCTTGTCTAGGTAAAGGGCCATGTTACGACCGAGGAGACGCGAAGCTGAAGCCATTACGTCATCAAACGAAGCGTTAAGCAGAAGCTCTGATACAGCAAGTGCGTATCCGTGCTCTGAAACGGTGATTGAGAACTGCTGTGCTGTCAGTGCGTTGGTCTGCATACGCACACCTTCGACAAGTGCCGAAGCAAAGCCGAGGTTGTTGTAACGCAGGAAGTTAATCTGAAGACCTGGTGCAACACCAAGTTCTGTCTTCTTAACTGCGAACTGCTCAAAGCGAAGAATCGGCATAGCCTGGAAAAGGATTTCCTTCGACCAGATCTGCTGAATCGCCTGAGTAAGCTGGGTATTTGTACCCGAGTAGGATGTTGGGGCTGCGGCGAGATTGCCTGTTCCCGTAATACCTGATGCCATTTGTGTGGGCTCCTAAATTAGATTTGTGTTTTTGGTTTTATGGGTTCCCGAACAAGCCCTGTCCTCGTCCACGAGCCTTGTCGCTCAAAAGACGCTGACGATATTGTGCATATTCATTCATCGGCATGGCAGCAATTTCTTGTGCCGTGAGATTACGTTGCTCCGAATTGATGTCCAGTGGTCCAGTAGGAGGAGTAGTGATACTCGTTCCCTTCATTTCCTTTCGAGCATTCTGCATTGCTGCCTGAGCACTCTCAAGGATACGAGCCGAACGCTCTTTCAAGCCTTCGATACTCGCGGCAACCTCTTCTGGGGTTTCGCCCGTTACAAGGTCCAATAGCTCGGGAATGATATTTTCCCGCTCAACTTCAAGCGTTTGCTGCTTAAAGTTGGCAAGTTCAGCGTAATTCTTTTCACGCTCCCATAGTGCAAATGCGCGTTCACGTTCCTGACGTTCACGCTCCAATTGCTCCTGCCATTCGCCTTCCTTCTGCTTTAGAA